CTCAAATTCTCTATAATAGCCATTCTCATTCTCATTGATAACAGAAAATATAGCTTTATATTTAGGAGTTGTCTTTGGATTTAATAGAAGCTTTTGGAAATTGTCACATTCGTTATAAAACGAATCAATCATATTATCATTAGGACGAATATGGAAATTAGTGGAACTTGAAAGATAATAGACTATATCATTATCGCCCAAATAAGCATAAATGATTATACCATTAATTGAAATGGTAGCCAATTTATCACCTTTGGTGAAACATTCTTTGTTTTCATATGACACACTCCAAGTTACTTGCTTTTTTGTATTTCCAACTATATAGTTGTAATTTTTATACCCATCATTTGCAAAGTATTTAAGAGGATTTGCACCATCTGGTAATGTCTTTGAATGTATATCAATTTTAAAAGGATTTACAACATATTTATAATTGTTTCTGTCACCACCTAATTTTTTCCTAGTCTCAATTACACTACCATTTACTGTTTTTGTTTCAGTATAATAAACATTATTGTTTGTTCCATAGAGTTCTCCTGGAAATCTGCTTATAATGTCTGTTATAGAGGCACGAAACATTTCAGACAATGAGCCATAATAGCAAAAATCACAGAAATCATAATAATCTTGCTTTAATACTATCTTGGTATCATTATCATTGTCATCAGTGGATACAAGACCTTCTAGTGATGATACTGTCCAAATATCACCACTAGTACTGTTTTTATCCCATTCTTTAGTATTATATTGGTTTGAGATACCACTATCATTTCTTACCGTAATAATAAAGTTATTAGAACGATAAATTGGGGTTTGTGATGAAGGAAAATTACCAACACCGCCTATTGTCGTAATATCTCTCTCATATATTGTACCATCATTTATAGATTGATGAAATGACTTTAGTACATAATTACTATGAGACTTAATGTATTTTGGCATCTTATTATAACTCTTTACAATATCTATTATTTATCATCTAAGCTCTGACTGAAATCAACACCATTTGTCTTTTCCTTTGCAACCTCAAAGACCGGTTTTCCAGTGTATTGGTCTTTAAGGGTATAAACTTCCTTCTGATGGTAAATTTCATCATTCTCATTGAATGTCGTGATAAGACCATTATCAAGGTCTCTAAGTTGACTACCTTCTAACATATTGCTAATTGTATCAGCATCATGTGTTACCATCTCAATATCTAGTTGTATTGGTTCGAACAGTGTATTAACCAACAAAATATTTTGTCCAACCTTGCCTATGTATGGACTTTGATTGTCCTTGAACATTGCTGCTGCTGATGGTGATACCGTAATGAATGTTAATGTCGAACTATCCTCATAACGATATGTATATGTCTTATCGCTTGATGTGGCTGGCATTGTAACTACTGGTTCACACTTATTATTCGATGTAATTATCCTATAATAATCTTGTCTGCCATTATTATCATCAAGGAAAACGATACGATAGCCAGTAAGTTCATTGTTCTTTCTAGCCTTTTCTTTAAGGTAGTCACTATTAATTCTAGTTGTATCCAATACAATACCCCTAACATCTGGGAATGCAGTCAATGTACCAATATCAGTTATACTTGCCCTAATCTCTCTTGGTTTTATATAAACTGTATAGAATCCTTTCTTATTGAATTCACTAAGTGGTAGCTGAAGGTTATACATGCCCTCAACCACATCAGTACCATCTTCTCTTTTTGCACGTGTTAGAACTCCAGATGGAAGTGTCTTAAATGCAGCATTCGTTATTGAATCATAACTTCTTGTTTCATGATAACAAAAAGAAATGTCCACCAAATTGCTTATTTCACTATCCTTAATGTTTATTGGAATTGATAAACCGTATGCTCCTAAAGCTCCCATATTTAAACATCCATTATTTTAAAGTAATTATTGCCGTAATTCTCCAAAGCCTCCAAAGATGCTACTTCACCAAGCTTCAGATGTTTTTCAAATGCAGAGTTTATTCCTCTGTCTATATAAATATTCCCCTTAATATTTTCTGGGGCTGAAACGCCAACCCTATATTCCTCCCTAATTATAGGGGCTTTTGTGTCTCCAGATGATTTATAGTCATTATCATATTTTCTACTAGCTGTTATCGTTATACGTGATAAATTATCGACATATGCAGTATTATATGAATTATCATCTATAAGCTCTTCTTTTTGCTTTAACCTATATACATATATTGGGTAACTAATTGAATGGGAGTCAACTTTTCTTATATCACTAGGTGATGAATTCTTAACTTGTTGTTTCAAATAATATTCTACCCTAGTCTTTTCAAATTGAACCGTCTCTGTATATGAAACTCCAGTAGTGGTTAATGATAATTCATTGTTACTATTCAATGTATAGACATTACCAACATTATAATTGACATCGCAATAAATATCATCATCGTAAATCTTACTACTACTTTTATTAGAGGTTGAACTATTTATTGTTTCTACCACTTTAAACTTACTAGGTACAGTTTTCCTTGTGTTACTATCAGATTCTCCATCAACAGTTTTGTAATAAAATATCATTGAATTAATGACATCACCCTTAAACATATCATCGTGTCCATCAACATTTGCTACATTTGATATAACACCCATCTGGTATAAAGGCTCTAATATCGTACCCTCTGCTGGTTGATGATTGGCATGTTCACTAACATCATATATACCTTCTATAATATTACCAACATCATCAGTTAAGTAATTATCCAAATGAATAAATTTAAGTTTTGATGATGTATAAGCTGTATAAGTTGTAGATGCACTAGGTGAATTTATAACATCCCAAGAGGCATTATCAAATTCATTTTCCATATAAGTATTATTAAATTTATAACCCCTTTTACCGTCTTTAAGACGCATTATTTCATCGCCATTAGTTACTATTGTTCCACCCTTAGTATTTGCAGTAGCTCCATATCCATTTGCAACTCTATAGTCAACACCAACCTTATACTCTTCACAAAATATAGTGAATTCTCCCAAATCCTCAATAGAATTCTGTATTTCAATTGGAGAAATGATATTTGGTGGAATTGCCGAAGTAGGTATTTTACTTTGTATGTTACTATACCAACTTGTCATAGATGTATAAACACTATTTCCACCACGATTTATATATTCTGTGCAATCACAGCAATCACTAGTGTTCTTGCAATTTGGATTAGCACCATATTTATCATATCTTTCTTTAAACCACCCAATCCATTTAATTACATCAGGATAGTATAACATTGTCCTACCCCAATAATCTTGATATGCTGTTGGTATAATATATTCAGGAATAAAATATTCACGTATATAAGCATATGTGGACAAACCGCCCATAGCAGAAATCTCAGCATCTAGATTTACATATGTTTCCCTACTGTTTCCATAGTACAAATCATCTGGATATTTTTTACTCTCATTATCATAATAAGCGGTTGCTGAACCATATTTCACACCGCAATGACCATAATTGTTAAGGAGATTATAATACTCTTTAAATTTATGATACCAAATACTTAAACGTTCAAAAGAAATTGTTCTACCATTCAATGTCACAGAACATGGTATTAATCCATAGTTGCTTGTATAAGAATATCCCCTATCCCTCAATGCTGAATCATTGAAGGTGATAGGGGTACTACTGCCTTGTATATAAGCTGGTATAACGCTAGGCAGTCTACTAGTCATTGGCTCTAATGATATCGTTTTATATATCTTTCTCATTTGTACTTTTTGTTTACATTTATTACTGCTGTTCTGTAATTGCTGTCTTTATCAGTATCATTCATAATTTTAATCTCAAATAAATTTAAGATTACATTACCGTTGTCATCTATCGTCACATATCTATCGTCAAAAGTATAGGCGTATTCCTTGTTTTTAAAGTCATAGACAGCATATAATGGGATATATGACTGTGCATACACATATGATAATGGAATGCCCTTCTTGAGCATTTTTAGGTCTGATTCATTAGTTCCTACTACTGTGTTGGCAGATAACGTAAGTTTCCTTTCTGGATACACCTCAATACTATCAGTTTCGCCACTCCATTTCATTGGAACTATAAATGGTATGGTTTTACCAATTCCAGCGTGGTTGAATTCAACTTTCATATAAATAGGTTTTGGGTGTAAATTTTCAGAATATTCCCTAAACATATAGATATAAAATCCTTCAGAAGACGTATCTGTTGAATATTTGTTATTGATTACAAATCTAGAATCCAATCTCTTTCCATCATCTTTAATTGATACACAATAAGATTGTTGAAAACCATCATCATCAGTATATTTTACAGAAACAAAATTTTCACTATCATTACAATGTCTTGATTCCTTTGTATCTGCTAGCCTCTCACCACTAACTCTTATTTTATCACTTATAGTACATTTATTTATATCTTCAGAGAAATTTACAAATTTATTTATCCCCTTTCTTGAATTATCAATATATTTTTTATATAATGAATTCTCATTCATAAACACTGTCGATGTCGCCAATAATGATTGCTTCTGTGGGTCTGTTGAATCATAAAAACTTAGTCTTAAGAAAGACTTAGAAATTCTTGATTTTTGATAAAATACATCATTATTATCAAAATACATAAAACCTAATAAATCTGATTCCTCAATTAACTTATTGTATTTTATTTCCCTTAAATCGCCATCACTAGTACCACTTATTGCATTAATCATTGATTTATATGGTTCATAATCAGTAATAAACCAGTTACAAAGACCACTGTATGAAACATTATTGTAATCTTCATTTACTTTCCAACTATCCAAATCTCTAGTTCTAAAATGCAGATTTATATTTATTGTGTGTACTGGACTAAAGTTAGTGATTGAACCTACGTATCTATTACTTGTTAATATTTTAGGAGTATAAACATCTTTTTCCAAATCCACAATTCGATTGATTCTCTTATCTCTCTCCTTCTCACAGAAATCTTTCTTAACCACTTCACTTTGTAAAAGATTAAGAGCTGTATCGTTGCTGAGATTTAATGGAATATTTACATACCCACTCTTATCTTCAATTATGAGATTATCAAATATTCTGTAAGCATCGTCACTTGTAATTGGGCTAGTTACATCTGAAAATACAGATTCCTTGGATATGGTCTTTGCTCCAAATATAACGTTATTAACTTCCAATGAGTATTGTGATTTGTTATTAACCACCATATTGGATAACTCTATTTCCTTGTTTTTAATATAATCAGACGAATAATCATTAGGGCTAATTAAAGGTTTTAACACAAATAAAGAACTTCCTTTTATATCATCAACAATGAATTTAACCTTATTTGGTAATGTAAGTCTTGCTAGACCATCTTTTACAATATACTTTTTCCCTTCAATGACTACACCAGAATAAGATACAATTTCATATGATTCATTCGCTACAACTCCATCACTTTTTATTACCAATCCATATCTTGTTAGTCTGTTTCCACTTTTACTCATTGGAACTTGTTCACCTTCAATATCTACATATGCAATTGAACTATCTAACTTATCATGTGTTATATCATATTCATTACCATTTATTTTGGCTTTGTCAAATAATTTATCTTCAACATAATATTTTACACCATTATAGAAAACTGTATTATTTTCAACATTTATATAGCATGCATCATCATTTGAAGCATTGATAAATGTCACTTCATTACCAATGCCAATTGTAGCACCTTGATTTTCAAGCATTGCCATTATAAATCTTGATGAACTAGTTTCTCTATAGTCATAAATAGCTGTATATTCTGTTCCATCTATTGCAATAAAACATCTAAACTTACGTAAATCATTAATATCTTTAACATCATTACCTATCGTTACAACAAATGCGCTAGTATCATCGTCAGTATTTGCTGATACTGTATAATTTCTAACATTGCTAACATCACCATTATAAGGAACTTGACAGACAAATGTATTTCCACTTTGTATTATAGGACAAAAATTGTTAAGATATTTGATATAAAAGAAATATTCACAAAACTTGAGGTCATTAACCTTATGTTGTATTGATGTAAAAGAATATCCTTTGAATTTGCACACATCATGCACTAAAGAATAATCATCATAAGGCATGAAATACATGCTGTCACAATTTGTTGGTTTATCAATTGACCTACCATTATCTGTGAATTTAATACACCCAATAGTTCCATTTTGGTTTTGTTCGTTTTTGTCAAAAATATATTTAGTACCATCTATGGTAACAAAACCATCTTCAATCCAATAAACAGTATCCAACTTAATATAGCCATTAGTAGGGGTAACTTCAATATCTCGTTCAACGATAGTTGGTATATATTTCCCACTTTTCTCGATGTATTTCTCGCATTGCCAATCTTTAATGGTAAACTTATCATTATTCTTATAAAAAAATCTATCGTTTATACAAACATAACTGATTCCATTAAACGTTTCTATTGGATATTTTTTACCAATTGCAATTACATAACCAGTCCTAGTAACAACCTCAGTTTCAAGTCTTAGAACTGAATTATTATTAGTTAATGGACTTTTAACTGAAATGGTATTATATTTTTCAAGATGGTATGATGAGTTTGTAACACCAGAAATAAACGATAAATCTGGTGCTACATATTTTTCTCTCCAAACTATGCTATTGCCTTTGAAATCGTTTTCAGTAAGTCTAACACTGTATTTTAACATTTTATTTCTTTGTCTTTAACATAATTATTTTCTTTCTCAATTTCCATCTCTCTTCCAATTATATCATCCTCAGAATATAAACCATAAATTCCAAGTGGGTCTTGTCTCCTTACATATAAATCAATTCGTCTGTTGATATAGAACGCCCCATTTGTAAATGGATATGTCTCAATAGATTTGTCAGATGTATTCATACCGTTGTTAACAATATTGCGCCAAATAAATCTACAACTGCCATCCTTAAGTACGTGTGCATAAGAAGGTATTTCCATGTTATCAATTTTAAATAAACGGTATCTTAACAATTTATCACTATCTGAGGAGAAGATATCTGGTATTTTATCCGTCTTATTACCCTTCTCATCATATATATCGCATATGAACACCTTTTCGTTATTACTACTAGTTGTTATACAATAGTAATATTTATCAGTTTCAGTATCATATATCATGGCTTTATCACCAACCCCAAGGAAATGATTCTGTAAACATGCTATTCTAGTACCATTTGGTGTATTAACCAATGACATAATAGTTAGGAACATTGGCATTACAGAATTAAGACTATCAAACGTCCTAACTGGTATTTCATAGTGAGGAACATAGTAATATCCTTCATTTTTATTGTTGGTGTTATCAGTTATATGACTTCTTATAACATATTTATCATTTTTATCATAATCATCATTATAAATTTCATCATATACAAAAGAATTGAAGTATTCATTTGACTCAGACCTCTTAGATTCTCTCTGCGCTGTGTTAAACCTATGCAACATTGGTTGTATATGCACCTCTACTGCATTATAACTATCATAATAAGATAAATCACCATAGAAATGTATATCACTATCAAACCATATTTCTTCTGCTTCTATTTTATATTTTGTACTAGTTTTGCTATATTTTCTATTCTCATTAATCATATCGCAATTATATCCTCTATTTATGCCACTATTATTAATGGTTTTAATATTATTTAAATTATTACCATTAATTGACTCGGCAGAAAGGTCAAAACCGCAAGTTATCTCACCAAAACAGTGAGAAAATTCTATTGTTTCTTTAGTGATTTCACTAGGACTCCAAGAATCGGGAATATTTGTAAAACCATACCATTCCTTATATCCTTTATTGTTTTTGACTAGTGTAAGATAAAGTGACGATACTGGTCTTCCAAGATTATCTTTAAGGTTAGAAATATCAATATCGTCTGTGTAAACTATTTCCCCAATACCATCTGAGTAAATGTTTCTAGCAAAGCCCAACCTTGAAACATGACTTTCAAAATCGTATTTTGGGTCTTGGTATGTCATAATCATGGTACTTTCTTTATTATAAAGGTCATATTCTGTTGTAGTACCACTAGCAAATTTAAAATTAGGAACCCTTGAGAATATTCTTACATAATAATCACATTCAATACCATTAACAACCTTTTTATAAGATATGTTCTGAGCCTTATCGTCAAAGTTAACATAGCCATTATAATCTCTATTTGAATTTATGATATAATATTTCTCTATATTATCTCCATCAATCTTATAAAAATATGTCTTATTTTCTTCGTCCAATTTATATTCTTTACCATTGACAGTTATTTCCTTTGCCAAAAAATCATTGTTTGTTATTTCAACCCAAGAATCACTTATTTGAGTACTAGTAAACACTGTGAATATATAGTCATCGGCAATTGATTTAACTTGAGCATTCTCTATAATTCTTTCTGTGATTGTCTTACCATTTTCTTTATATGTATTGTATATATTTACGTAATCACCCTCAGAAAGTCCATGTTTCGAAATACTATATATTACCAATTGACTAGCCCCATTGTCAGCTCTTGTATTTTCATCAAAGTAAATAGCTTTCAATGAATTAACATTATCATTTGTTTCGATGAAATCATCAAAGCCAACTGTTGTAGAAGAACTAGGATATGTAACACAATAATTCCAATTATTTTCATTCCTATGTCTGAACTCATTCCACTTAGGTGTGAAAGAGTACAAATCACGTGTTGGGTACATGTCTATGTAATCACCACCATTTTTATACATGATTGGTCTTTCTAAGCCTAAAGTCTTATTTTCATCAAAATCATCATATGATTTAATCTTCGATGAATTCACAAAGCCAAACCATCCATTATACTTTTCAATAAGTTTATTTTCTATAGCTTCTTTAAATGTATACACGTCATCATACTCATAAAGGTGTCTTGTTAATATCTTCGTGTTACCCTCAATTTGAGCAGTAACTGGAAAATACATCTTTTCAACTACCTTGTTTCCATTCACGTCCCTCATTACATCAGCAATAGTATTAAATGCCCCATACGATGTATTAGCAGCTGCTTGTTCTGAATCACAACCACTGTTATAAACTTCATAAGGAAATTTATTAATTGGTTTAAAAGTCTTGCTCCTTATTAAATGATTATTAAATATATCTAAACCACAATGATAAACAAATGAATTTCCACTAGAGTCTTCCTTTGATAACTGCATGTCTCTTATTGCATTCGTAGGGTGTTTACTGTTAACCTCATCAAAGCATTGACAATTATCATAAAACTCACTTGATTGTCTAATTGCTGTTGTAAGTGTGGTTGCATGTGACAATGTTAACACGTTATTATCAACACTCTGATATAATGCTGTGTTTCCACTCCAAAATTCCATGCTTTTTTCTTTGTATTTAACACCATCAAAAACACATGCTTTATCGCTATTACTATCATTTGTACAAGCACTGAATTCACTGCCACTGAAACCATAGTTAATCATTGTAACAGCACTACTACCCTCATTCTTAACTATTTCAGTTATACGGTTAAAAAGTACGTTAGAACAAATAGGATTAACTTGACACGTAAGTCTTACAACATTACATGTTCCCCTTTCTTTCTCATATTGCTCATATGCACTTATGACGTATGAGGTATCTGTGGATGGTATAAGTTTTCTTTTACCACCCAAAGATACGTTCAATCCACTTGTATCACTAACTGAGTTTTTACTGCCAAACTCATTAAGAAAAATGTTTATATCCATTAATTCATCATCTGTACATTTGTTATTATACGTCCTTCGACACCTGGTGTAGTAGGCATTGTTTGTGGCTGTGCTTGTAATATGAATTCTCCAAGCTTATAAGAGAAACCAGAATTTGTTTTTGCTAGCATATAGCATCTCCACCTTCCACTAGGGCATGTATCATCACACATAATACCCATGTCTTGTGTCCATCGCATTTTGAATAGGAGTTTAAGTTTACCGTCTAATGGATAACCTTTATCGTCTAATTCACTTAATACGGTAACGCTATTACATTGAACATAGTATTCATCTTCTTGTCCATTCCTTCTAAACATAAATGTAAATGACATCATGCTAAAATTAGTAAACACTTGATTAGACATTTCAAAACTTACGTCTCCAGTCATATTCACGCACATTTCGAATGCAAGCCCTTGGATATAAACTTTAGATTCTGCAACTTCCTCTTCAGTATCTTCAGTTGGAGTTGTCTCGTCTTCTGTCTCGTCTTCTGTTTCCTCTTCCGTTTCAGCATCAGTTTCCAAATTTCTTAATTCAACATAGCTTACAATTTCATCATCAAGCCCTTTATTAGTGAATTTTAGTAATATATTTCTAGTATCAATAATTTCACTAAATTCTAAAGTTTTAATTTTATTGATTAATGTTTCAGAATTACTTAAATAAGTCCTCTTAAGTAATACTGAAAACGCCTTAATACTGCTAAAATCACTAATCGTTTTTGAATAAATTATATTTTCACATGCAGCTTCATCAGCAGATACAAAACGTTCCTCAGGGTCATACCATAATAAACGTTCATCAACTATAGGAAATCCATCGCCAACTGCTCTAAATCTATAACCTTCTTCTTGAATTACAACATCTCCACCACCACCAAAAAGACTCCATTTATGTTCGCCACTAAAATTAAAGAATGATGTGTTATTTATTGCATCATCGATTGTTCTATTTCCACATAACTCACCATTTGGTGTCGTTGTCTTAATATACGTAATGCCATCAACTTCTGCTGTACCAATTTTTGTGTACGGTAATGCCCTAATCAATCTAGGTAAGCTGTTATATATAGAAAAGCCATTTACACTCTTAGTATTTATAGTGAAAATTATATTAGCCGATTTAGCTACAAATATATTATATCCATTAGAGACACCATTAATTCTATATTCAATATTACCAACAGTATTATTGTTACTTGATGGCTCTCTGAAATTAATTATTTTGTCAAAGTCCAAATCAAGTTCAAGAGATTCTCCACCATTAATTTCATTGGTTATTGTCCCATCATCATTTATTGCTACTTGTGAGTTTGCATAAGAACATGATGTTAATTTAAAATTGTAATCATTCATTGGTATGATGTTACATACATCAATATATCTCTTAGTTGGATAATTATTAGGTCTAATTGCATCATCCCTATTGAAGTCTCCATTGTATTTTTCAACTTGCTGATAAGGATATTGGAATATATAAGGAATTGGTGTAGCTCGTAACTTTTCTAACCCAAGACCTTGTTCATTTCTGATATATTCATCAAGTTTTCCTTTGTTGAAGGTTGACCAGAAATAATCTCTTATGTCAACACCACACAACTCTGCCTCATAGAATCGTCTGTTCATTGTGGAATCACTTGATGGTGTATATGCAGTATCTTCCAAATCTCTTTCCCAAAATACATTAGATGGCTTATTATAAATTGTATATGCGTCTCCATCCATTTCTGGTATGACATAACTATATTCTAGTAGCTTATTAGAAGATGCACTTATAACATTACCAGATTCATCATAATTAGTGTCGGCACTTATAATATTATAATCTGCATCATAAGACATCTCAATACCGCCATATACAGTACCTTGTATACGTGCTCCCTTCCAAGTTCTATCCTTATCATATGTGGTTTCACTTATGGTAGGATTTTCATATAGACTGAAGTTAGAACCAACAACAGGACCTAAAAACAATAAATCATAATCTAACTTTCTATCAACAGATATTGCTCTAAGATATGGTTGAGTAGTTCTTGATTTATCTCCATCTAATTGTTGTTGGTCTTTTTCATATACATAACTAAAACTACTAATTTCCTTTTCATAGTCCTTTCCAATCTCTTTCAGATTACCATTCATAGGACTTACAGATGCAAAACTAGGACTTCTAAGTGCTAACATATTAGGGTCTAAGTTTTTTCTGTCTTTATAACCACCATTGTTAGTAAATGCAGCAAAGTAATTTCCAACAAGACGAGTATTATAATATCCATGTGGATAAGAACCTTCACTTTCTGTATTAAATCTTGGATTATTAACACCATCTCTAGCACCTGCGCCACCCATATAGTTATTGCCAATAATTTGCGGATATTCCTTTGGAACAGAAGCTGTATTAACATCAGATAATTTATATCTATTACTTGCTTTTTTCGAATCACCATATAAAGGTACGACACTTCTGTACAATATTGGCTGTACCCCACCAACAGCACGGAATACAAAGTCGTATGATGAATATACGGCATCTGATAAGCTGAACATCTTTCTAAATTTAAAGGCAATAATTAATGACTTTGAATAAGGCGTTGTTATATTATTATTCTTGAAGTTAATGAAATCTTCCCATATGACTTGGTTTTCGCTTCTAGTTTGTAATTCTGGTCTAGAGAACTGATATGAATCTTCTTGGTGTACGCCAAACCAACCACATATGTGCCTATCAGTGGCATTTTTAATCTGTGTACTACTATAGAAATAACTTGTATTAGATATGGTTGCATCCTTGTCATCATTGCTTGTACCAAGCATAAACTTTGTTGGCATTTCGTTCAAGAATGTATTAAAGTTTTCACCATTAAACACTCTAACTATCTCAGAATGAGAATTATCCAATATTAATTTTCCATCACATACTTGATACATTGAGACAATGTACCTATTTGGCTGATAGACATCAATTTGTATGTATTTTCCATTTTCGTCATCACCGCCTATTTTAATTCTAGGAGATTCACCGCCACAGAAACATTTCTTAATATCTCCGATATGCTCAGATTCTAATGATTTAATTGTTAAGTACACATAACAATTGTCATCCATCTCACTTGTTTGAAATTTAGTAACATTTCTACCATCCAATTTAACTTCTTTCTTAAGTTTAATAAATATGATGAAATCATCATTATCTGGATTATATGATATTACAAGAACGTCAGAACCAAGCTCCATGTCTAAGTCACAATTCATACCATCAACAGAAAAGTCATTTAAAACTATTCTACCATATAAGTCACTTTCCTCATCGCAGATATAACTCATTTTAGAAGCCTTAGTATTATAAAACTTAGTACCAAGCCTATATGTGGTATAATTGAATGACATTTTTGGCATATCTAGTTCAATTCTTCTAGAAACCTTTTTACCATTATCATCAATTATCGTCAAATTGTATATCTGATTTGTTAATCCACTAATTCCGTAGTCATTTTCAACAGCCTCATAAATCTTAGGCGTTTCAGGATTTCCATCATCATCTATTGGTAATTGATACTTAACTTTACCGTTATCATTAATATCTCCAATGGTAAATGTTGCCGCTGTCATATTATTTTCACCAACAACCAAATTGCCAACTGAATCATATAGAGAATATGAAAATGGTGTTTGTATATCATCTAGGGCTACCTTAATATAAGCATAAGAATCTTTTTTGAAATCATATTCTGGTTGTGTTTGATACGGACAGCTACAATATGATTTACCTTTTGAATCAACGTCAACAGAGAATGGTTCTTTATTATTTTGAACGCATTCAGCTAAGAACATGTTGTTGAACTTATCAATTGCAGTATTACCTTTATTTATACCAAAATAGAAATAAAATGAATTATTGTATAATGGCATATGATATTCACTAGGACTAGCGTAATAGAAATGTCTTACTCTACCGTGATATTTTCCAAGCGTGTTCGGATTTTCAGCGCCAAATCTAAATGTTAGATAAGCTTCATCTTGTTCATCATACATTGCTTGTTCAAAATTAGCCTTGTATTCATTCATCGGTCCTTGCATTCTCCCATCGAAGTCTGTTGGGAAAATGTATTTGAACTTTGGTACAAGATATGTAGTATTTTCATCTTCAACTTGTGTTGTATATTTAGCACCTATTTCATCGAGATATGTTTGTGGGACAAAACCGATATGGTTCAATGTTGCAAACATTGAACGATTGTTCATATCTTCAAGTTCATACTTTGTAATGAAACCATCAGAATCTATAAGACCAGTCTGTATACCATTGCCACCATTTGAATACGACATGTTGTGCGTCATATCTAAGTTAACACCAAGTTCAGCTAATCTTTCAGCATTGATACAAGATTTAAGTCTTGTTTCAGCATATGTACATCCAAGGTCAAGGAATAGACCAGTTCTATAATTAGGTGTCTCTTCATCAGCATCAATTCCCCAATCCATACCAGTGATGATTGTAGTACCAACATCTTCACGTTCACTTGTATCATATTGTGGTACTTTTTCTTCTTCATCAGATTGTGTTTCTTCTATTGAAGCAATAGGAGGAATATTAGCTGTGGTTGATGGTAAAACTTTGAATAATTGTGGGATACCATATAGATTATCTTCATTTATATTACCTAACAATATAATGTCTGTAGCATATAATCTTATTGCTTCAAAACCAGCTGGTCGATTAGTTATTAATTCATATTCCCCCACATCAGTAGGTTGCATAGCAACATAGTAATATACAGTAAGTCCATCTTTGTTTTTAACACCTTTTATAAGACCGTTTTGATATCTTACTTGTTCTGATTGGTTCTTATGCCATCTATCAATAGAACCATCCTTATATGTATTAGGACTAATTTCCAAACTTTGATTAGTGTATGGTATATCACAAGTAACATATGTCTTTAGTCTACTATATCTTTTATCACAATCACAGAACTCATTTTTAGCACTACTAGAGAACAATCCGAATAAAAATGTTTTCTTCTTCCTTTTCAACCAAAACCACAAAGGCATGTATAGACAACCATTAATCCAATCTTGATATAAATCTAATCTAACAACATTATATTCCATCGCAAGATTCTGTTGTACTTTCTCTAACAATTTACTTGAGCTAGAACTCTTACTGCAATGTGGCATATCATCAGGACAATCATGCGCATTTTGCCCCCTAGAACAATCACATCCAGGAAGATATAATATATTTCCTTCAGTTAGTCCAGGAGATAAAGCAACACATGGTATATATGGAATACTTGGAAGCCAGCTAAATAAAGAGCCGATAAGCCAAGCATCCTTAAGTGCATCAAATAAACCATTAAATAATTGTATTATTCCATCAAGAAGACAAACAAGGGTGTTGATAAATATAACTATCGCCATTACGATTGTAAATAATATACATACAATCATGTACATAAAAGGTATATCAATATGTATACTATTAAATGGTACTGAGTTTTGATTATCTACTATATTACCAGCCTTTAACGCACCATAGTTTTCCGAATAAGCTCTGTGTGCAACTTGTACCTTTGGTATATAGTTTTTAACACTATATACATTATTCCAATAAAGGTCACGGAAGCAACTTTGTGGCGTATTTGAACCGAAATTATATAGTTTTTCAAATTCAGCCCCACTTACTTTAGACTTAGGTATTGTACTATTAGTTTTATCTTCCTCTAACAATGGGTTCATTGGTACTAGATATTTTGCAGTATGTCTAGACGTACCTTCCTCTCCTGTTTCTGTCTTACTGAATCTGAATCTAACTTGTGTTCTTGTTGGTATACCCTTATTTGGGTTATCTGTTGGTACAATATTACCATATTCGTCAGTTCCTATATAGTCAAGATTCATAGGTATCTGGTAACACCAAACGCCATCACTATCTATAAGTCTATTTCCTTGTATTTGATATTCTTCAACTAGTCCATCAACTGTTTTACGAATCATTTCAATAGTACCTTCTCCAGCAACTAATTGCCTATTCATACCATTCTCTTCCTCTGGGGCACATTTATGACCAATAGCATTAGCATCATTATCTGAAACAATTGAACCCATGAAGATACAAGTTGGTTCGAACTTATAATCAACTTGCATATCGCATCTTGTAATTGCTGCAATACCATTATTTATATCACCCCAAAATGGATATACAAATACGCTCTTATCTTGTGAGATAATTTGTCTTAAATTATCAAGATTGGTACTTTCCTTGAATTGGTTTGCATTATCAAATTCAGTAATATTATAGCCTTTATAGATAAAGTCACGTGGTTTCTGTGATAATATACCAATATCTGAAAGGTCTATATCAGTATGAACTTGCTGTGAGCCAGTAGGAACACCGAATATCATGTAATCACCAGCTTTATTTGTGACTGTTGTATATTTCCAATATTTTTCATAAACCTCAAGGTATGTATCATCATCTAATAAAAGTCTTTTATTAGGAAATGTTCCAACAATCCTATAACACTCGTCATCGCTATAATCTGGTAACAAATTATATCTAATGTTATTTCTATCCTTTGTCGTTGCATCTTTATATGGATAGATATTTTCAATTTCAGTGGTATCGGTTGTGTCTCTTTCAATAAACACAGATACCTTTGCATTTGGAATTCCAAATGCATCATTAGCAAGAATTCTTCCAACTATAACACCATAGTTGGAAGAATGTATTTTATAAGCATCCTTCTGTGCAAGTTTCAATGTCAATACTTCAAGAAAATCAAAATCTTGCTTCATATTGACATTGAGAACTGTGTCACTAGATATATTTGTATGTATTCTATATGATTTTTCCATAAATTATCTCATATATTTTGACATGAACTCTGGTAATATTATTGGTTCACCATTTTTAAAAATCATTTTATATAATGCAATAAAAACTAGTGTTGGGGTTACTACCAAAGCAATTAGTATTGCAATGGCAAATAACATACATCTATATGTGTATCGAAAACACTTTTCTAGAATAGTCTCATTTGCTGGGACACCATATTTATCTTCTATTTCTACCTTCTTTTTACAACTACAAGCCATAACACTTATATATTATCATTAAACACTTTTACAACGTATTCTTATATCATCACCATCTGGGTTCTTAATCTCCCACATTGAATTGAAATCACTATAAAGGACTTTTTGGGTTGCATCCAAATCCAATTGCTTTTGTCCACTAAATAACGACTCTGGTGCTGTATCACAGCTACTTCCCTCTACTATTGTTGGAAGTGGGCATACATCTGAACTGTATCCACTACCAGTTAACGTATAGATTCTAAGACTAATAATACTTATAACACCATCTTGCATGTTGATTTCCTTTTCCAAATCACCAACAAATATGTCTTCTCCCATATCATGTTTATCAACATCGAAATATTCAGAAATATTTGCTATTACATTTGATATCACATTTGCTGCATTATAGTTTTTATCAATAAACAAATCAACTGAAACGCCAATATTGTAAATTCTTCCACTTCTAATCTCAATATAATCATTTATTTGCTTATAATGAGACATATACTCTATTGTGTTATCAACTAGTGGCTGAGGCAAAAATGATGTTAATTTGCCATCACCATCCAAACCAAGCATATCAATCTCTATCTTATTGTTAGTTTCAATAACGCTGCTTCTAAATGGAGCACCGTATTTAGGTGGCATTTGCATTAACTTAATCTTATAATCCTTTACTGTTACAGCACGATTTTGCGAAGAAGTGTTATACTTCATAAGTGCCTTTATTTCTTCAGTGGATGGTTCATTCTTACCAGCTAATGCAGTTGATATGTTAGTAACCTTCATGGAATTGATAACATCACCTCGTATGCTACCATTAGTTCCTTCAGTATTACCCCAATCTATGTTTGCTATTGTAAGCTTATTGATAGAACCAGGTCCTAAATTAGTGGACACACCACCACCAACTCTATACAAAACAAACATAGTCCATCCTTCTTTTGGAAGAATACCTAACATATCGTTGTTTATTATCTTTGAAGCAGCATACTCACCATATTTGGTAGTGCCAGTTGGAACACTGTCATAAACGTTTCCAGCACCAAATATTATCTTCATATATCCATTATCAGTAAATTCTGTAATGAATTTTTGAGTTAATGGTTTCCACTTTCCACAATAATATCTAGTCGTTCTAGTTGATGCACTACCACTTCCTTCTGTGCTATCAGTATATACATCTGGATTGTATATATCCTTGACAATATTATTGTCAACCTTATTGAATTCACTACCAAATCTCCATTGGTCTGCCAATGAATCACATTCAAAGAAGCGATATGTCATAACAGCTTCCTTAGTTATTCTATATTCTTCAGAATCAATATAGTATTCATAAATTTCAGGATTCTCATTAAAATCAGAACTCTCCTTAAATATAATTGATTCAATATTCATGACATTAGACTCTGGCAACACAAATTCCATAAATGGCTGCAAATCACTTGAATATATAACTTTTTTATATACCTTAGTATTACCATTTACTACCATAGTGGACTTTGTGACAGTATATCCAGTTATATTACCATTATTGTCTCTAGATGGAACAATTTTTCTATTTGAATAGCCGTTACTATTAAACTGCTGCTTAAAATCTATGTTCTCAGTAAGCTCAAAATTATAAGCACCAGCAGAAACGATACTAGTTCTCTGTAATATTGGGGCGTAACTCCAATCTGGAAGTGATATATTATTAGGACTAACTGGCAATTCACAACTAATTTCCACTTCACAAGAAGATGCTTTTCGTCCTGGAATCTTTAATCCATTGGTTCTCGCCATATTCAACACAGTACTTCTAAGATTCGCACTATCAATATTGGTCTCTTGATACTGTCTATCGATGTGATAGTTTAAGTCATCACCAACAGCAGAAACAAGGTCAATCATCCAAGAACCAATGCTTGAATCATTGAAGTCATCAAATATCTCAGGATAATACTTGTTACTAAACTTAAGTAACTCGTTTTTAACACCTTCGAAGTCTCTCTGTAAATAATTAATTTTTTTCTGACTCATAATATTTTATACTCGTACTACTATACTATCATTAGTTGTTTTATTTCCTTCTGAAACACTATAATCTAATCTTACATATATCTCAGCTTCATCCTCTTCATTCTTAACCACTTGTATATTGTTAAGGGTTATATCCCTAGACCATCTTCTTACAGATTCGCTGACCTCATTCTTAACAGCCTCCCAAGTAATATTTTCATTTGGGTCAAATATAAACTTAATAAGGTCTGTTCCAAATTCTGGATTTCTGATTCTTTGCCCCTTTGGTGTGAAGACTATGTGCATCAACTCACTTCTAGCTTTATCTTTAGTGTCACCATTGGCATTGATAAAAAAATGCTGAAAACCGTCACTGCGAAATGGATAGGTTATGCCAAAGTATTGCTTTTTATTCATTTGAAAAAATATTTTCTATAAGTATTTAAAAGATAAGTTTTTTTTAGACAAAAATAAATAAAAAAATGAGCAACCAAACCTATGGTTGCTCATTCTATTATAGTCCATATTTCCATTTAACATATATTTTTGGTTAAAACTTCATTTACGTTGTCATTATAATTAACATATACCATCTTAATACCGTTACTCTCGCAAATAAACTTTTTTTCTAAATCATTTTTATGAATATAATTATATGCTTCAATTCCTCCAAAATATTCAATTGGTTTGAAATGTTGAAGTCCTTGACATTCAATGGCTATTTTATAGTCTGGAAGATAAAAGTCTATTTTGAACAATTTAATAAAAGGTAAAACTTTATTACTACATTGCTTTATATATTTAATACCATTATCGGATAAAAATAATTCAGTATCTAATTCTAACTTGGAAATATTACACATCGGACAGCCTTTACCATTAAGGTGATTATTTGGCGTTTGCCAAAATTCACCGTGTTCAGGACATATTATGCAAACTTTAATATGATTATTAACATATTCTACTTTTGAATAATTATATTTGTTACCGTGAACTTGTTTTGCTTTTTTAATAAATTCTTCCTTAGTGTCTCTAAGGTTTTTTCCACGCTGTTCAGACGCACATTTCGAGCATCCATGCCCGTGCAAATGTGATGCTACTTCTTGACTAAAAATTCCGTGAACTGGACATATTATATCAATGATTGATTTAGAATTTATATATTTTCCGTTATTTAATAATTGATATTTTCCATTGTGAACTTGTTTACTTTTATTTACTATTTCTTCAAAAGAATAAACTTTCAAATTATGCATATATTCATTTCTACATTTAGGGCATCCACTTCCATCTATATGATGGGTCGGTCTCATCCAAAACTCTCCATGAATAGGACAAATTATACAAACTTTTACTTTATTGTTTATATAATCCACTAATGAGTAATCATATTTATCACCATGTACTTTTTTAGCCTTTTCTATCCATTCTTTTTTTGTTAATTTTTTCATATAAATTGATTTTATATATAAATATATATTCAATCAAAAATAGTCCATATCTCAGTAAAATATTTAAAATCAGACATATTTATAACGTAATATCCATTTTCCCCATAGCTTTTTCCCCATGAATTCCTTATAATAAACCCATCGTCATTATATCCAACTATAGAGATTGCGTGACCGCCCTCAAAATCAGTATATGGGTTTTTTCTCCAAAACTCATCAGAGCCTGAATTATATACAGGTAATCCACCAACACAAGGTCCATTCATTAAAATTGCTTGTTTTAAGGCTATTTCAGAACCTACTTTGGCATACCTACCTATTTTATATTTACCAGTTTCAGTATCAACTCCGTCATGTCTTAAAAATTTAAAAGCATCTTTAAAAGACATTCCATCATTGCTGTCATTTGTTCTGCTTTCAAAAATTTGGTTTAAATCAACTTTATTGTCAAAAGTGTTATTACCGTTCAACAAATTTTTATTCCAATTTATATATGCAGAAACTGAACAAGGAACACATATTGGTTTATTTCCTTGATTTATTACATTAGGTAAATATTTTTTATACGAATATTTATCAGGTATTTCAAAACCTTTTACTTCCTTAAATTCAACTTCAGTTCCATCAATTTTAGAAGGTACAAATCCGTAATTCATAGTCATTCAACAATTAATCTTTTAATTATTTTCACACTATCATCCATAGTATTTTCAGCTCTATACATAATCTCTTCCTTATTATTTCTTTTCATATACATAAAAAGAGAAACCCTTTGGTTTGATTCGTAATCTTTTAACCCTAAAAACTTCCAATCCATAAGACTTTTTGGCAAGGTGTCAGCGACACACATTGAGTCAAATTGTTCCATAGAAAGTTTTCCGTTAAAATTAAGCAGCATAGTGTTACCCATATCTTTATTACCATCCACGATAGATTTAGGTGTACACGATAAAATCAACAATGATATAAATAAATAAAATAATTTTTTCATAATAATGTTTTTTTATAAATATAAAAAGGTGACTACATAGTCACCTTTTTCTTATGCACTAACTTAAACAGTTTCTGATTCGTAGTTTCTTTATCCAAACCACCTAAACTTTCGTCATAATGCCCTAACTTGATATAATCAAACCATTTAAAATTTATATTCTTGTAGAAATTATCCATTCCACTATACCAACCAACCTTAAGTTCTCTTATCTCGTGAACATATTCTGCCAAAGTGTTTATTGCTTCTGGAGTTGCATCACCACCCATAAAACATACTGTTGTAATTCCATCATTCTTATCAATTAATCTATTTAATTCGTCTATTGTAAGTTCTGTTCCTACATCTTCCCAAAGGAACTTTGAATGACAACCCTTACAATGACATGGGCAATTCGTTATGTTAATCGCTAACGTTATTTCGTTTGGTATTTCTTCGAATACCACCATTGCATTATAATATTTAATCATTTGGCAAATCTTTAATCACTATTAATGCATCACATTTAGGGCATCTTATAGATTCTGGATATAAAAAACCATATGTTATATCCTTATCAGTATATTCTACAATTGTCCCACAAGCATTACATTTTATCTTATTAATACCTTTTTCAAGTTTTGTTTCATCCTTAATATAAAGTCCACATTCGCATTTATCTTTCATTATGTAGTCAGTGCAAGGGCAATGTAAATCTTTGCCCTCATAGTTCTCAGAATCATGCGTACATGGACATAAACCATCACACTTCTCACACCTCTTCAAAATTGCATTCACAACCTTATCATTTGGGTTTAGAATCCAATTAGGCTTCCTATATATTCTAATCATATTTAATTTAATATTACTTTTAATTCTTCTATTGGAGAAACAGCATCTAACACATAATATAAATCTTTGTTAGCACCGTATTCTCCGCATAATTCTTTTTCTTTTGTTATTCTAGCCAAAACAGCTTCTTCATAAGTGTCAAAACACCCTAAATTATAGTACTTGTAATTATTCATCAACTTAGCTAAGAACTTGCCATCCCTAATATTTACACCAACTATCTTATTTTCTTTTCTAATATTTTTCATGTTATTTTTATGATGACAAATCCTGAGATTTGATTTTCTATTATCTAATGTATCTCCGTTGATGTGGTCAATTACTTTATCAATTGAATATTCTTCTTTATGTATATTCATAACAAACCTATGAGCAAATATTTTATGAAGATTCTTGCTAGAAATGACAGCATAAAATTTACCATTATGATTACAAATATACACCTTATCATTCTTCAATTTTTCATAATCATCAAGGTCAAATTTAACTTTACCATTTGGTTCAAAATTTTTGTTATATGTAATACATTCAGCATAATCATCATATAAATTCCATTCATTTCTATCAAAAATTGTTCTTTCTAAAATATGCCCATGACGATACATTTGAGAAAAATGTTTCTTGCAATATTCTTTACCTTTAAATCTTGCTCTTGATTTTTCTCCACAAACACAACAAAATGTTAATGGTTCTCTTTTACTCATATAAATCAAAATAGATAAAAATGGCTTGTAACACTTTACAAGCCATTTATTATTAATCAGTGTAACTTCTCATACTTTCCTCTACTTGTCTTGCTTCGTTGAAAGAGCTTACACGCTTTAAGTACCCGATTATCCTAGTGAGATAATCTACGTTATGGCTTCCACACTTAGGACAAACCTCAAGGGTATCCTTACTTATGTGACCACAATCATTACAGATACTATTCTTACAGTTAAATGTAAAGTAACTACACCCATATTCAGCAGCCACTCTTAATAACTGTCTATATTGGTCAAATGAAAGATGTTCATTTATGTTGATATGGCAAGCTTGTCCACCATCAAGGTATTTTACATAATCATTGCCATGCAACTTCATCTTATCAAGAATTGACAATTCTGTATCCTCTGGGTTAAAGAAGTAACTACTGTACATTATGTGCTTTGGTGATACGTAGTATCCATCTTTCTTGTCCCAATTATAGTTCTTGTTTGAAAGGTTCTCACCAGGTACAAATTCACAGTTGTACATACAATCTCTTGTCTTATCCTTCTTATTAGAAATGTTGATAGTCTCAAGAATTAAGTTTACAAATTCCTCATACTTGTCGTTAAGGTTTGCATCAATTGACAAGAATTCTGCTGCATCAGTAAGACCATTCACACCGATGGTTAGATACTGTTTCTTCATGTTGATGAATCCAGCTCTATAGATGTCAAGCATATTAGCGTTAAGGAAGTCCTTAATAATCTCATTGAACGCTCTCTGGTACTTGTGTACCCTCTCAGTCATATTAGTAATACCGTTTGAGATATATTGATAAAGTAGCTTCTTGTCCTTTACCTTGTCAATATCTACTTGTTGACCTTCCTTAAGTATAACACCTTCATATTCTTCAAAATATTCTCTTGTGGCATTCTGTATTACTCTGTTAAGGTTTATAGTCATTACGGACTTAGAACCAGTTGCTACAGAGGCTGTGCCCATTGAGAATTGGTGTGTCGTGTGGTTGTGTTCATCGTCTTCCCCATCCTTAAGTGAGTTTCTAAGTCTACAACAAGAACTCAAAGAGTCTGGTGAATCACTCAAATAGCAGAAGAATGAATGTCCTTCTGACCACATTTCTGCTGTGAAATCAGCATATTCCTTATCAACAATGTCATGTCCATCAGTAAGCATAGCCATTGTTTCTACTGGGAATGTTAATACATATTTGGTTCTTTCTTCGTTGAACCACTTCATAAATTTCTTCTGAAGCCAAGATAGTGTCTCCCACTTTGGTGCTGTTCCGTCAGGGAACTTAAATTCTCCAAATACACCATCAAAATAGTTCTTGTCAAAATAGCCAACATTCCAGAATACTGTTTGGTATCCTCTGTTACCAGCTGGCATATTCATAGAGTGTACTACTTGTTGGAATGCATTCTCAATTACTTGTTCAAGTGTTCTACCCTTCTTGTTTATCTCAACTTGCTTATCAAGTATTGTGAGATAATCATCGCCATAATCCTTTCTTATAAAGTAGTCCATATACATAAGGAACTCTGGGGTAGCAACTGCACCCATGAATTGTGAAGATACTGAATAAACAAGGTTGATGAATTCACCACAGTATGATTTAAGGTCTGTTGGTGCTTTAGATTGTCCTCCAATCTTAGTTAAACCATCGATTAGGAATGGATACATTGTGATTGCAACGCAATATGGGTATCCTGGTGTTCCACTTTCATCGTGTTTGTACAATACATGTGATTCGAGGTCTTTAATGTATTGGTCTGCAAGCTTCTTAGTGTACAATACTTTGATTTTATTCTGCATAATGTACCTATTCTGCATGATGTTCTTTCCCTTATGTAACTCTTGACCCAACGTTACAACGTTTTTATTCTCAACATTTGCGTTGGAATCGTATTTAGAACCTGTTGATGCATTTGAAGCGTTAATGTAATCCTTTATGAAGTCGCTATCCTTTTTAAGAGTACTGCTCTTTCCTTCCTTTTCCTCATACTTCTTTATATACTCTCTAGCTACTTTCTTGTTTACGGACATAAGTGCTTCCTCTACTTGTCTTCGTATCTCATTAGAAGATATCTTATCGTAGATAAATAAGTTTCTGATTAAGGACTCAATCAATCCATCAGGACATACTTCACCAGTTGCTGCATACGCTTCGCAGATTCCATGTTTCACCTTCGAAGGTGCATATTCCTCGAAGGAACTATCGCTCTTTCTTACTTCCATTAAAGCAAAACTTTATTTGTTCATTAATTTATTATTTTCGATTCGGTTAACCATTAATTTTACATCTGATGTTAAAATAAATATGGAATTAAATCACAAAAAAAACATCAAAAATTAAAAAAATTGGTCATCAAAATTGCAACTATCTGATAACCAACTTATACTAAAATGAAAAAAATTTTTTTTTTATTTTTTCTCATTTCTAACGCTCATAAAAATCTCTTTTTGTGTATTTAGTCTTATATCTTCTTGCTTCTTTTTAAGCTCGAACAAACTATCCAATTCATCAACATTATCAGTACTTATGCGACATGTTCCGTTATTGAATTCTACATTATTAAAGACCTTTCCACTCTTTCCCGCACGATTTTTGAGGATAGCTATTGTTGCTTTATTATTGGCTATATCATCCACTGTTCTTGCAATAGACATAATAACATGTGCAATCTGAGCTTTCTTAACCGAACCACCAATCTTATCCATTGTAACTAGTTCTAGGTTGATTGAATCCTTAGTGCCTTGTGATGGAATCCAGATAGCCATATCAAGTTCACCAGCCATTGCTTCAAACCTACGCATAGTTTTGCCCTCTTGTGAGAACTCATTACTCGTTGTCCTATCAGTTTCATGTTCAAGACACTCGAAATAATCAATAATCGTCAAATCTGGCTTAAAGCCACTATTAATCAGTTTCTTGATAAACCTCTCAAGTTGTCTTGCTGTCTTCTCACCACTTGGGAATTTAACAATTCTAAGATTCTCATTAAGTTTGTCCTTATCTGGAAAATTCTCAATTGTTTCTCTTACCCTATCAATATTCTCTGGCTTTGATAAATCTTTTGCTTCAATTCCAGTGATACGTCCAAGGTGTTTTCTCTGAATCTGCTTAATTCTATCCTCAAATACTATTTGCAATACCTTATATCCACTGCAAGCAGCATGTGAAGCCATTGCTGTGGTAAGTGAAGTCTTACCAAAACTAGTCGGTCCAATGATTACTCCTAACTCTCCCTTACCAAGCCCACCTTCTAGTGCCTCGTCAATCTTTCCTATACCAGTTGGAATTGGTATTCTATAATCATCTGATAAAGTTTCGCCTATATGGTCAAAAGGCTTTTCTCCGAAATCGTTATGTATTCCTTGTGTCATGGCATCATTTAATAATCCAACACAAGTATCATACTTTTCCACATCGCCATTTCCTGCGATTCTAAGTATCTCGTTAGCTGTTCTGACAATATTTTGTTGTCTAAAGAACTTTTCAGCCAAGTCCTTTATTCTGTCCACACCGTCACTTGGGGTATTCTTAACTTTTTCAATAATTGCGAGATATGTTTCAATCTCCTTATCAGAGTGTGAAATATCTCGCAATTCAATTTCCATCATGTCATAAGATGGTACATTACCTTCTCTTTCGAAAAAGTTCTTCATTACACCAACAAATGTCTTGAGGTTTGGGTCGGTAAACATATTTTGGTCTATGATACCACTCAAATCCTCAAAGAAAGTGTGGTTTTCCATGAACTCATGGGTGAGTTTATACTGAAATTTCTCACCTAAGAATCCTAAATCTTTTTTATTATTTTGAGCCATCAAAAAACCACTCTTTAAAATCTGTTATTTTCTTAGTAAAGATTCTTGAAATAACGATTGGTCTTACCCATAACTGCACGTTCCCAATCCTTTTCAATTTTCTTGTTTGCTAAATACAAACTGTAAGCATATTTCTTGGACTTACCATCTGCATCCTTACCGTATTCATCAATTACGGTGTACTTGCTGAGATATTTACCATTCTCTCTAGGGTCAAAATACCCCTTTTCCTTAATCTCCTCCTTTGAAGGGGAACAAGCCTCACAAATTTTCTTTGTAATTTGAAGCAATACATCTGGCTTGTCGATTATCATTTTCTTCAAAATCTCATGCTCGAATGAAAGTCTTCCATCATTTGCCTTAAAGAAAGCCTCCTTCTCGTATGAAAATGTTTGTCCGTCCTTAGTTGTCACCTTTACATTCTTATTACTTAGGTCAACCTTGTCACGGATATACTTAGGATAAGCATAACCATCCCAAATTCTAGTGATTACATCTTTCTTGTTGTCAGATATTACAATCTTAAACGTACAAGCCCAAGGTTCAATAAGTTTTGTGTTAAACTCTTCGTTTTCCTCTGGGAATTGTGGGTTGTAATAATACCAAGTATAAACACGACTCTTGGACTTTAAATCATCGTCAATTAACTTAACGATTTCATCGAGTTTCTCCTTAAACTCCAATGTGTTCATACTGTTCTCAATGAAATTGTAGATTCTGAAATTCCTCTTACAGATAATGTTGTCATTAACATACACAGTAAATTCAAATCTCTCCTCTTTGTAATCCTTAATTTCCTTATTTTCCATAATTTAAATTGTTAAAAGTTAAACATATTTGTTAAATTGTGTTGCAAAGATATTAAAAAAATGTTAAAACTCCAAATTTTAACTTAAAAATTTTTAGAAAAAATTATAATCCAAAGTGAATATATATATCTTCCACTGTTACATATCTAGTGTCACCATACCTATTAGGTTCAAATTCTTTGCCGTTTTTCTTTTCATATATATCATCGAACATCTTATACCTATTATCTTCAATACCAAGACAAATATAAGTGTCATCCGATTTTAAAACAGCCATTTCAAAATCACTTTTGGATAAGCCATCAACTATCTGCGGAAAATAATATATAAGGTTCTTAGCCCTATTATATGTCTTTATCTCCTTTGATTTTAGTAAATCCTTAAGATATTCACCTAGCCAATCACAGTTATTCTCTTGTATTCTTTCTTTCAAGCTCATATTCTTTAAATCTCCTAGTTTCCATCATCACTATCCTTCCAAATGGTTCTAGTATGTTACCAAACTTCTCTTCATCTAGAATCTCGTTCACCTTATTCTCCTTAACTATTTCATATATATTCTTAATATTTCTATCACTTGTATCTATAGGGGCATAAAACTCATCATCCATTGTCTCTCTTGCCTCATCAGTTAATAATGGTTTTGATAAATCTATAATCTTTTCATTAATTTCATACAACCTATCCCCTTGGCAACCATCTGTAACCCCATTAAGGATATTTTCAAGCGATTTGAGAGGCTTTTTCTTCTCAGCCTTCCTCTCATCAAGCAACTCTCTAGAACGCCTCAGAATGAAACCCAAATCGATTTTCTTCTCCTTTATCTCTGGAAACAATTTTCCCAACGTTTCATTACCAACACCCTTAACACCTTTTATATTATCAGACGCATCACCGCATATCATTTTTTCAATAACTACATTCTCTGATAACACTCCAATTTCCTTTACTGCATTGTCCTTTGTTATGTATTCCTTTTTTCTTGGATTATAAATTATAACGGTATCGGATATTAACTGTGTAAGGTCTTTATCTGAAGAAACAATAACTACCTTTTCATCTTGTTTTTTTGATGCAACATAGTAACTTATAATATCATCACCTTCAACATTCTCAAACTCATATTGCCTTATACAAAGTTCATCCAATATATGTTGAATAATAGACTTCTGCCTAGCAAAACTCTCATCCTCAGTCTCTTTGTCGGCTTTCTCTCTTGAATGTGATAATACCGACTTTACATAGCCATCTATGAATTTATCGTAATCTGTACGTTTTGGACTGTGTAGTTCATAGTTCTTATCTCTATTAGCTTTATAATCCTTATATAACTCCCATCTAAGGACTCCGCTACCCTCACCATCGTATGCAGCAATGCAATAGTTAAAATCCTTCTTCCTAAGAACATCACCTATCATCTTAATAGATGTGAGTATTATTCCATATTCTTTACCATCATTATTCATTTTATGGTCAACTGAAGCCATCTTCATAATATTGTTCATATCGAAAACTACTGTATAGCCACCATTCTTAGGTTTTAAGCCATTAGCTTCTGCTACTCTTTTCTTAATTGGTTGTATCATTTGAATGTTATTTAATGCAAAGATATATAAAAAAAGTTAAATTTCAAAATAAAAATGTATTTATTGTTATATAAAAAGCAAAAAAATGAAGTTAAATATTTCAAAAGAACAATATAAAAGAATGTTGGTTGAATCCAATGTAAACAATTGGATAAATGCGTCAATACAACTTTTTGAAGATGAGGAAAACGGCAGTAATGATATAAAATCTGTAAATGATAAATATATCAAAAATGCTAAAAACAAAATTGGCAAAAGAATTAGTGATAGGGTAGTTAACAACGATGCGAACCTATTACAAAAAGCCAACGAAATCGGAATAAACTTCGACTATGATGCTGAACAATTAATGGATAAGAAAAAAAAGTTATTCCAAAAATTAAATGTTAGTTCAGAAATCACTAGGAGAATCAAACAAGTCATTTCCGTTCTTAAAAAGGTAACTGCTCCTGACGGTGGAATACAACATAGTAAATTGATGACAATGTGTAATGCTCAACCTAGTCAAGCATATGGCATGTCATATGAACAAATATTAAGGTATAAAGACTTCATAGACAGTCAAGATTTAAGATACCTTTATGATAAGTCTGTGTTGGGTGTAAAGGACAAAGTTAACAAGTTTGGAGTAAACGTTGACGATAATGGTAAAGTAACATATGGTAAACTAAACTTTAATAACATAACAGATGCTCACTTGAAACAATGGTTATCTGGAGGTGAAGGTGATAATAAAAGAAGTAATAAATTTACCGATGATGAGGCTATTGTTCAGATGAAAAGCAATCTTGTAAACCGTTATTTGATGAGTGAATATGGAATCAAGTTCAACATTCCTAACTTCGCTTTGGGTAACGAAAAGGTAAAGGGTGCATTAATGATTAACTTCACATCAGCATTTAGATGTCCTGCATGGAATGAGTGTATTGTGAAACATGCTTGTTATGCTAGAGCTGGTGAAGGAACTTATTATGACAACCAAAAGACTAGTAACGACAAAAAACATCTTATGTGGGAAGCTTGTCAAGGAGACCCAGAATTAACAAGTTATGTATATGAAATGTTAAAGGCATACGTTGTTAATTGGGGTGAGGTTGCTAAACAAGGTGGTTTCAATGATGGGCAAATAGATGAACTCATTTCAAAGAACTTCTCTGAAATTGACCCTAGTATCCTTGAGGTTATTAAAAAGTGTGTAAGAGTTACCGACATCAGATTAAATGAAAATGGTGACTTCATAGGACAATGGTTACTAGATGAGTTCGATAGATTCGCAGGAGATTTCAAGCTAATCGGTATTAATACTGCGGCATATTCTTGTCGTAATCTTAACTTCAAAGGTATTAGGAATATCGTAATCAATGCATCTAGAATGACTATGGAAGGTGACGCAATTGTAAGATATTTCTATGCAATTCCTGAAGTAATGTATAATGCTTTTGAAGATACCTATGAATCTAAAGACATTGTAAACGACTATAATGCCGTTCATAGAGTGCCTAAACCATTGTTTAATGCTAAAGGACAGCCTAATGG